GTTCTACACCACGAAGCGCGTCGGTGGCGGTCTGCTGAACCCGGAGTCGATGAAGGCTCTGAACGTGGCTGCCTGATAAGGGGGCGGGGCTTCGGCCCCGCTTTTCATCATGAAACTCACGAAACGAATCTTCGGTGCCCGCGCGGGCGAGATCTACCCCGAGTGGATCGAGGCTGGCGAGGAATGCCCCGAGCACCTGCTGGACGCAGCCCGCGAGGCCGGCGCCCTGGAGGAATCGGCGGATAACGAAAAACCCGCAGCGCCCAACCGTGCGCCGCGCAAATCCAGCATCAACCTGCAGGCCGCAGCGCGGTTCAGCACAACACCACCTGGCCGTCAGAGTCAAATCCAGACATCACGCCGAGGATGATGCATGGCCACACGACTTATCGCACAGACCCAATACCCGGTTTCCTTGACCGAGGCCAAGTTCCGCCTGCGGATTGACGACACGGGCGTGCCTGCCACCGACGGGGCGCAGGACGCAGACATCGGGGCGATGATCGAGGCCGCGACCCAGCTGGCCGAGAGCATGACCCGGCGCAGCATTGCCACAACCCAGTGGCGCTTGACGCTGGACGCCTTTCCCGCCGAAATCCGGCTGCTTCACCCGCCCATCGTGTCGGTGCAGTCGATCCAGTACATCGACCCGAACGGCGCCACCCAGACGCTGCCTGCCACCGAGTACAGCGTGGACAGCGCAAGCGAGCCCGGCAGGATCCAGCCGGCGGCCGGCACGCAATGGCCCGAGACCATGCAAACGGCCAACGCCCTGACCGTGAACTACACGGCGGGCTGGGGCGCAAATGCCCCGGCTGCGGTCAAACAGTTCGTGCTGCTGCAGGTCGCGCACATGTACCGCCACCGCGAGGCCGTCAGCGAAAAGCCCCTGACCGTGGTTCCCTACGGCGAGCGGCTGCTGGACGCCTACAAGCTCTGGGAGGTCTGAGCCATGGACGCCGGCCGCATGGACAAGCGCATCAGCATCGAGGCGCAGGCCACGACGCGCAATGCCATCGGCGAGCCCGTCACCGCCTGGGTGCCGTTCGCCGCCGTCTGGGCATCCATCGAGCCGCTGCGGGGCCGCGAGTTCTGGGCACAGCAGCAGGTTCAGAGCGAGGTCACCACCAGGATCCGGATCCGTTACCGGGCAGGCATCACGCCGGCGCACCGGGTGCGCCACGCTGGCCGGATCTACAACATCCACAGCGTGATCGACCCGAAGGAACGGCACGAAGAGCTGGAGCTGATGTGCATGGAGGGCCCGAGCAATGGCTGACGGCGTGAAGATGGAAGTCCATGGCCTGAAGGAGCTGGAGCGCAAGCTGCTGGAGATGTCCCCGAAGCTGGCCAAGAACGCCCTGCGCGCGGCCGTGGCTGCCGGCGCCCGGGTGGTCGCAGCCGAGGCGAGAAAGAACGTGCCGGTGGACAGCGGAACCCTGCGCCGGTCGATCTACACCAAGCAGATCCGCGAGGAATCCGGCGACACGCAGCAGACGTTCTACGTCGGCGCGCGCCAAGGCAAGAAGGAACAGGCCAAGAACAGGGACGGCTGGTATTTCCCGTTCGTGGAGTTCGGCACCGAGAAGATGGCCGCCAGGCCGTTCATGCGCCCCGCGTTCGAGTCCACCAAGGATGCCGCAGTCCAGGCCATCAAGACCAGGCTGGCCGAGCGCATCGACAAACTGGCTGGGGAAAAATGATCGAGCAACAGGTGATCAGTGTATTGAATGCCAGCACTGCAGTGCAGGCGATCTGTGGTCAAAGAATTTACGCCCTGGTTCGCCCTCAAGGCGACCCGCTGCCAGCCGTTGTATGGCAACGTGTGGCCACCACGCCAGTGAATTCCCTGCAAGGGTTTTCCGGGCTGGACAATGTGCGGCTACAATTCTCACACTACGCACAGACACTGCTGGAGGCGAAGCAACTAGCGGCGGCTGTGAGTGTGGCCCTGAATGGCGCAGAGGGGTTAAAATGCACGCGCACCATGGAACTGGACGATCAAGACCCGGAAACTAAAAACTTCCGCGTGATCGTGGACTTTAACATCTGGCAACGGAGCTAAATATGAGCAGCATCGCCATCGAGGCACAAGGCATTCTGATTGCGCGGGGCACTGGCTCCCCCATCACCTACACCACAATCCCCGAGGTCAAGAGCTTCACCGGTCCCGGTGGTTCGGCGTCCGTCATCGACGTGACCAACCTGTCCAGCCTGGCCAAGGAAAAGCGCATGGGCCTGGCGGACGAGGGCCAGCTCCAGCTGACCATCAACTACGTCCCCGACAACACGGTCCACAAGGCCCTGCGCACCGACCGCGCGGCCCGATCCAAGGTGCCGTTTCGCATCACCTTCACCGACGCCGCACCGGCCACGACCTGGACGTTTGAAGCATTCGTCACCGGGTTCAGCGTCTCGGGCGCAGTCGATGGCGTGGTCGAGGCCCAGGTCACCCTGGAAATCACCGGCGCGATCACGGAGGCCTGATCCACATGATGCTCACCCGTGATGCCATCCTGGCCGCATCTGACATCCGCTCCGAGCGCGTGGCTGTCCCTGAGTGGGGCGGCGAGGTGTTGGTCGGAACGATGTCCGGCGCTGCCCGCGATGAATGGGAGCAGTCCCTGATCACCCGGCGCCCAGGCAGCACCAAGACCGAGCCGAACCTGGCCAACGTCCGCGCCCGCCTGGTCGCCGCCACCGTGGTGGACGAGAACGGCGCCCGCCTGTTCAGCGCCGAAGACGCAGAGGCCCTGGGCCGCAAGTCCAGCGCAGCCCTCGAGCGCGTCTGCAAGGTCGCGCAGCGTCTGAACGGTCTGGGTGATGCCGACCTGGAGGAACTGAAGGGAAACTGACGGCCCGGCCCGAGCGCGTGTTCTACTTCGCGCTGGCCGAGAAGCTGCACATGCCAGTCGGCGAAATGCTGAGGCGCATGTCGAGCCGGGAGCTTCAGGAATGGCGGGCCTACTTCGCATTGCGCCGCGAAGAGGTCGAAGGGCCCAAAATGGATGGACCCACCGCGCTGCGGGCGTGGTTCGGCGACAGGATCATCAAGAAGGATTGAACATGGCAGCACTCGGTAAACTGGTCGTCAGCCTATCGGCCAATATCGCCGAGTTCACCAGCGCCATGGATAAGGCCGCCTACACCGCATCCAACCGGATGGAGGCCATGACCAATGCGGCGGGCGTGGCCAGCGCTGCCATCGGCGGCGCACTGGTCGCAGGTGCTGGCGTACTGGCCCACGAGTTGATGAGGTTCGCCACGGCCGCAGACGAAACCGTCAAAGCAGCCCAGAAGATCGGCATCGGCGTGGAGGAACTGCAGCGACTGCAGTACGCGGCCGAAATGTCCGGCGTGGCCAGCGACACCCTGCAAAGCGCCATGAGCCGTCTGGCCAGGGGCGCCGCAGATGGCAACGATGCGTTCGCCGCTATGGGCATCAGCGTGCGCAACGCCGATGGCACGCTGAAAAGCACCAACACGCTGATGGGCGAAGTGGCTGGCAAGTTCGCCCAGTACCGCGACGGCGCCGAAAAAACCGCGCTGGCGCAGGAGTTGTTCGGCAGGTCGGGAGCCGACCTGATCCCGCTGCTGAACGCCGGATCCGACGGACTGGCCGCGATGGCTGCAGAGGCCGACGAGCTGGGGTTCGTGTTCGACGCCAAGACCGGCAGGGCTGCAGAGGCGTTCAACGACAACCTAACCCGCATGGTCAAGGTCAAGGACGGCATCATCGCCAAGATCGCGGCAGGCATGCTGCCGATGATGGAAAACCTCAGCGCCCGCATGGTCGAGGCAGCCAAGAACACCGACTTCTGGAACGGCGTGGCCCTGGTGCTTAACGGCACCCTGAAGGCGCTGATCAGCACGGGCAGCATCCTGTACGGCGTGTTCGAGTTCGTCGGTAAGGGCCTGGCCAGCGTGGCTGCGGCGGCGGTGATGGCATCGCGTGGCGAGTTCGCCCAGGCCTACAACACGCTGAAGATGGGCGGCGAGGACATGGTTGCGGCCATCCAGAACACCGTCACCCGCACGATGTCGATCTGGGAGGATGCCGGCCAGAAGGCGGAAACCATCGCCAACGCTCCCAGCGGCGGCCTGGCCGCGCCTATCGTCCAGGCTGCGAATAACGCCGGCCGAGCCGCCAAGCATCTCGAGCAGGCCCAACGCGAAATCGCGCGGATCATCGCGGCTGCACAGTCCGATGTGGAGAAGCTGACCGTCGGCGATGACCAGGCCGCGCTGAACGCGCTGCGCCGCATGGGTGCCAGCCCCGAGCAGATAGCCGCCCTGCAGGCCGCCCAGGTGGAGCGCCTGAAGCTGCGCGCCATGGACAAGGAGATGGACGAAGCCATCCGGCAGGCCGCCGAGAACGACCGCAGAGCTGCAGCGGCCAAGGAAAGCCTGCGCCAGGTGGGCATCCGCGTCTACGAAGAGACCCGCTCCCCGCTGGAGAAGCTGAACATCCGCATGACCGAGCTGAACGACCTGCTGCAGAAGGGCGCGATCGATTGGGACACCTACAGCCGCGCGGTTTTCAAGGCGCAGGACGAGCTCGACAGCCTGGGCGAAAAGGGCAAGGACACCATGAAGGAACTGACCCAGGTCGTCGAGGCCTGGGGCAGCCGTGCCACCGACACGTTCCTGGACTTCGCGTTCAAGGGCAAGGCCAGCTTCAGCGATTTGGTGAATAGCATCCTGCGCGACCTGGCCCGGATGATGCTCCAGCAGAACGTCACGGCCCCGCTGTTCAACGCCATCAGCGGCAGCGCTGGCGGCTGGCTGCGCCGTCTGTTCAGCTACGATGGTGGCGGCTACACCGGCCGCGGCTCGCGCTCCGGCGGCCTGGACGGCAAGGGCGGCTTCCTGGCGATGCTGCACCCGAACGAGACCGTGCTGGACCACACCAAGGGCCAGAGCGGATCCGGCGGCAGCACCAACGTGATCGTCAACGTCAACGTCGAGGGCGGCGGCATGGAGGTGCAGAGCCAGCAAGGCGGCGCTGCGCTGGGCCGCGTGATCGCCGCTGCCGTCAAGACCGAACTGATCAATCAAAAAAGGCCTGGCGGATTATTAAGCGCTTAGAATGCCTCATGATCATGCTAGATTTAATGGCCCCCGCTGAGTGGGTGCAGGCGACATAACGCTGGCAGCGTAAACCATGAGCACGTTCACATTCATTCCAAGCACGTCCGCGCGGCGGGCTGTGGCGCCCAGGGTGCGGCGTGTCGCGTTCGGCGATGGGTACGAGCAGCGGGTAGCCGACGGCATCAACACCCGGGCCGAGGAATGGGGCCTGTCGTTCGTGGGCAAGACCGACACAGAGGCCAACGCCATCGAAACCTTCCTCGAGGCGCGTGGCGGCGTGGAATCGTTCAACTGGACCACCCCGAAGGGCGAGGCGATAAAGGTCGTCTGTGACCGGTGGGATCGGACGTTCAGCGAAATCAACATGAACACGATCAGCGCCGTTTTCAGGAGGGTTTATGAGCCCTGAAGAAAAGCGGTTCTGGCCGGACATGCCATGATCAAGACCGACATCCAAAAACTGGCGCCCGGCGCCATCGTTGAGCTGTTCGATCTCGACCTGACGCCATTCGGTGGCGAGGTGCTGCGCTTCCACGCGGGCACGAACGGGCTGATTCAGAACGTGACCTGGCAGGGCAGCGTCTACACGGCGTTCCCCGTTCAGGCCACCGGGTTCGAATTCAACGGCCAGGGACAGGCTGCACGCCCCAGACTGGTCGTGGCCAACGTGGTCGGCGCGATCACGGCGCTGGTGCTGCAATACCAGGACATCGTGGGCGCCAAGGTCACGCGCCGGCGCACGCTAGCCAAGTACCTGGACGCGGTGAACTTCCCGGGCGGCACCAACCCCAGCGCCGACCCGACCGCAGAATTCCCGGTGGACGTGTTCTACGTGGACCGCAAATCCGCCGAGACGAACGAGGTCGTGGAGTTCGAGCTGGCGCCGGCCATGGACCTGACCGGCGTCATGCTGCCACGCCGGCAGATTGTGCAGAACATCTGCCCGTGGCGCTACAGGGGCGCAGAGTGCGGGTATACGGGGACGGCATTTTTCAACACCAACGACCAGCCCGTGGCCACGCTTGCGCAGGACGTGTGCGGCAAGCGGCTGAGCAGCTGCAAGCTGCGCTTCGGCCAGTTTGGCGAGCTTCCCTACGGCGGCTTCCCGGCAGCGGGGCTGATCCGATGACTTGGCGCGACGATGCCCTAGCCCACGCGCTGGCCGAGATGCCCCGCGAGGCGTGCGGCCTGCTGATCGTTCGCAAGGGCCGAGAGGTCTACAGGCCATGCAGGAACTTGGCGACCGGCGACGACCAGTTCACCATTGCGCCGGACGACTACGAGGCCGCAGAGGCCGAAGGCGAAATTGTCGGCGTGGTCCACAGCCACCCGTTCCTGCCGGCCACGCCCAGTCAGGCCGACATGGTGTCGTGCGAGGCGACGGGGCTGGAGTGGCACATCGTCAGCGTCCCGAATGGCGTCTGGCACAGCTTCCGCCCGACCGGCTACGTGGCGCCCCTGGTGGGCCGGGTATTCAGCCATGGGGTGCTTGATTGCTATGCAGCCATACGTGACGGCATGCAGCAGATGGCAGGACTTTCTCTTCCAGATTACGAGAGGCACGACGGCTGGTGGCATAACGGCCAGAATTTATATCTCGACAACTTCTCTGGCGCTGGGTTTGTTGCGGTTAGCGATGAGATCAGGAGATTTGATGTCCTTCTGATGCAGATTGGCAGTCCCGTCCCCAACCATGCATCGCTTTATCTTGGTGAAGATACAATGCTTCATCATGTCCAAGGCAGATTAAGTAGCCGGGATGTCTATGGTGGTTATTGGAGGAAAGTTCACGTATGCACGCTTCGGCACAAGACGCTCCTGTGACTTCAGGTGTTTATGCCATCGTCTGCTTGCAAAGCGGTCGTCGCTATGTCGGCAGTTCCGTGAATATTCGCCGTCGCATAC